TGAATTCTTACTAAAGGTCTTATTGATTTAGTCATTATTTTACTCCGTAAAGTAGGACTGTTCCACCTGCAAAAGTATTTGTGCCACCATAATCAAGCACAATAGAAGTTATGGCAGTATTTGAACGAAAAGCGCCACCAGACAAATTAGGCGTATTCGCGGATGCTGAGCTGACAAAAAAACCTGAAGCGCTAAAAGGTTTGAAAGTTGTGGATGAAGTGTAATTGTGAAATTGAACTTGCCAAGCATTATTTGCATTTGTGCGAAGCGTGTTCGTATCGCTTAATTTCAACATGGTATTAGAATTAGCATTAGCAACACCAGCTTCAATAAAATTGAAATTGGTTAAATTGTTAACATTGTTTGGCAAAATTCTTACTTGGGCGTCACTCGTATTACCTGTAACTCCAGTAACAACTAAATATAAAGAAACATAGGTTTGCGGAATAGATGAAAGTGTAGTTGTTGCACCTGATAAAGTTGTTGTGGAAATTAAAGTCAAACCACCTGTGGAAATAGTTGCCCACTCTGGAGCGGTTGCACCAGAATTAACTCTTAATAATTGACCAGCAGTTCCAATTCCAACTCGGGCTTTAGCGGTTGAAGTTGTGTAATAATCAATATCGCCAGCAGTAGTTCCCGGATTTAATGCTTTAACAGTTGTGTCTGCGGATGAACCAAGAGTGCGAATTGCTGCTGCACCATCTTTGACCAGCGCGGTATCGTCTGGAGTGCTCCAGCTGTAATTAGTAGTAGTTGCCATTTTATCCTATTCCTATGAGATTATTGTAGCGTATTCCCAAGTTAAAGTTGGGCTTAAAGTGTTCCAAGCCTCTGTGGCTGGGGTTGTATTCCAACGCATCGCCACTTGGCTAAATGCGACTGGGGAAACATTGATGGTCAAAAACAGTTCATTAAACCTAGTACTCCAAGACCAGCCCTCAACATAACCTTCAAAATCTCCACCAGATATTTGGTTGGGTAGGTTTTGAATATGAACTGGCATTCCCATAAATACAGCTAAAAGATCATCCCGATCTGCGTTACCTATTTCTTGGCTAGTAATTGGGAATGTGATCGATTGAAATGCTGGAATTGGGTAAGCTCTTTGGGCTATGTATCGATCGGCAATAGCTTGAGCATCGGTCGCCCCATGAACCCTAGAGTTGATAGTTTCAGCTTTGTAACCATATAGGGCAATTGAAGCGGCATCTGTGGCATCAACCTGTGAATTGTAATTGTTGCCATAATTGATATAAATATCATTTCGGACATCTGCTGATCGCATAATTGTAGATAAGGCAGCACCTAACGCATGGCGAGCATCTAGTTCAATATAACCATTGTTGAGTAAATAATTCTGCCTATGGTCTGCATCTGCATAACCTATGTTGCCAGCATTATCCTCATAAATATAACCAAATGCTGAATTAGCAATATCTGAAACAATGTTGTAAATCGTGTCGGTTGTAGTTGGTTGGTGTTGCATTGTGTAAAGGCCCGGCTGATCTATTTCGCCTAATCCTAAATTAACTGCATTAGCCCAAGTTTCGGTTGCATTATATGTTGCCCATGTTGAAGCTGCTGGCACATCATTCCAAGTTCCTAACAATACGCTAGACAGAATGTCATAGATTTGGTTGCCATCCTCATCTTGTGGAATGTTGTCATCCCAAATTTCTTTAGTTAATTTAGTAAGTGAACCCATCGCTAAAAGGGTGTATTGGATAACTGTTGTTGTCGCTCCGGTAGCACCTACTTCAACGGTTACGTCTGTTATATCTCCACCAAATAAACTCACATAAGATCCAGTTGAATCTTTTACTTGCAAGTCAAAAGAATCATTAATGTCAAATGGTAGTGTTTGATTATTTAATGCAACCAGCGTAACTTGCATGTAGGAAGGAAGTGGCTGTGAATAAATATCGGTTCGACCAGATGCGTGTTGAACATCTGAAATTGTTATATCAGTATAATCAACCCCACCGACAGTTAATTTCCAATCAGGTGTAAATGCTGTCATTTCAGACCAGATACACTTCGATCTGCTTGACCATTCAAATATCTTTGCAAGGCTCTTGCAGTTCCCTCAGGATCTACTGCACCATTAATTGTTATGTTGTTAATTTGACCCATACCACCACCGCCAAAATTTCCGGTTGTTGCAGGATAATCCGAAACTGTTACATCTCCACCACCAGCAAATTGTGATAATCCATAAGTTGCAGCGACAGCAGCTAAAGCAGCAGCAGCAGCACCAACTGAAGTTCCACCAGTAGCAAATGCGGTTGCAACAGCTGCACCGGCAGCAGCAGTTCGTAGGGCTTTCATGGCAGTTACTAAAGTCATGATTGCTTGAACAAATGCGACAATTTTAGATGCAACAAATACGCCAATAATAACTGCACCCAATACTGCTAACTCTTTTCTAATACTAATTACAAATTCAAGAGTTGATCTAATCTGCTCGCCAAACTGGAATGCGCCTTCAGTAGCTTCAGTTATACCAGCAGTAACGCCATCCTCACCAGAGAATCCAGCAGCGAATGCTTGAATTAAAGGAACGGCAGTTTCTAGGAAGTAATCTGCTAATTCTTTAACAATAGGTAATAAAGCAGTTCCAATTTGTTCTTTAGTTTCATCGACAGCGATAGTTAATTGTCTAAACTTAAACTCAGCATTGGTAGCTTCATTATCAATAAACCCTTGATAAGTTGCTCGTAGCTGATTAGTGGTTTCCTCGAAAGATTGGGTTCTAAGGGTGGCTGCATCAATTCCTAGACCTAACTTACCTAAAGCGGTATTTGACCCGTCATAAGCCCTTCCTAGGGCGTTTGTAACGCTCTCTAGTGGTTTGCCTGTGGCTATGCTGATCTCTTGAGCCAAGGTCAATAAATCTTGAGCCTTAGTTACATCTTGAGTGGATCTGATAAGTCTTGAGAATGCAGGTCTTAAGACATCATCGGTTGTAGCTGTTGCAATAGATTGTTTAGTTATGTATTTATCAATTGCTGAAATTTGATCTTCGGTGGCTTTAGTGCTTGATCTAATAACTTGCTCTAAATTCTTGCGACTCTTTTCATCCTCGGCTGCTGCCTTTACTGCTGATACTGCAAATGCGGTAGCTGCTGCTCCAACAGCTGCAAATGCTAATGCCGCCTTTTTACCAAAATCTATAATCTGCGCTGCTGATTTATCAACTGCTTTTTCAGCATCTTTCAAGCCTTTTTGTAAATTATCAATATCCGCAGCAAGTGCGATTGTTAATGGTTTAGCCATCATTTCCACTCACCTCTAACTTCTAGCACAGCCTTCTCAAATCTCTTAATTACATCCGGTAACATTTTTCTAATTGTAGGATAAATAAACCAGCCCTTAGCACCAATACCACTTGGAGATTTGCCAGACCAAACTGGGAACTGCTTAAATCTATTTGATCCAAATTCAACACCGCCACCAATTCCAACTTTAGGTTTATCGCCCTTGCTGGAGAATTGAGTAGTTGCTCCACCACTTAGTTTTTGACTTGCTAAACCAAATCTAATCTCACCAAGTAAAGATGATTTTTTAACAGATCCGCCATCGGCAATTTTTTTCGCAACCTTATTTGGTCGGCCGGAAGCAGCCCTACGGATCTCAGATAATTCATCCTGTGCTATTTCGCCTACTGCTCTTTTCATTTGATCTTGAGCAGCATCATCCATTTGACGCAACACTTTAACGATAGAGTTTAATTCTTTTTTATCATAGGCTATTGAAGGAGTGGTCATTTGTGTCTATCCTCCAATATCTCTAACGCTGTTAAAACATCCGATCCATCTACCCATTCGCTCATTGGAATTTGAGTTGCTATTGACAACTGAACCAATAACCGGCTTAGGCTTCCTACTGGATGGCTTTTGGGTTCACATCACCGACTTGAATATCGGCAACGGTTTCCATCCATGCTTCATAAGGTTTGACAGCCTTACCAGCTGCTTCTCGCTTATGTGCGTGATAAGCCAAAAACATCAAATCATTAACGCCGATCTTTTCAGATGCTTGGCTGATAATGTTTCCTGTTTTCTGCTCCCACTTAGCCCACTCAGGCGGTTGGGCTGTGTAGATTGCTTCCTCGCCTGAGTTATATGTAATTGTAATTGCTAGTTTCATTTGTTTGCTCCCGTTTTATTTATTAAGCGAAGTTCTCTGCTGGCACTCCAATAACTTGGAATGAAAGAGAAACTGTTTGTGCATCTGGTGCAGTTCCACCAGCTGACGGCCATGATGGCAATACTTGGAAAGTAAAGACTGCGCCTGAAGTGGCTGTAAATACTGTGTTGATGCCTGTATCTGGAGCAGACTCAGAAGCGCCCCATAGAATCTCACAAAGAGATCCGGTTGCGCCCCAGTCGGCTAACATTTCAACATCAAATGTGAAATTGTTATCAGTTACTTTAAAGACTTTTCCGTCTAGTGTCTGATAGGTCTGACGATCCATTTCGCCAGTAAGAGTTGCAGTTGTAGCTTGTGCATCGAAATTGTTACCGCCGATTGTGAAGGTAACATCCCGACCTGTTATAACGGTGGTAGGCATTTTCGCTCCTTATGTTGTTTGTTGATAATAGGTTGAAACATTTATATCAGACACCAACAAAGTTGATGCTCCGACTTGTGTAACTGTTGGTCTTTCGACCGATCCGACAATATATCCCGCAGGAATAATTGCCAGAATGCTCATGAGTAATTGCTCGATATTATCGAGAGATGCTGGATTGCTGTTATATGCAACCGCAGCTGTGATTGTCATATTGACTCGACATCTAACAGATGACTTACCAATAGTTTCAATTTCAAGATATGGTGATGATGGAACTAAAACAACTGCTGGTGGGATTACAGACTCAGGAACGAAACTGTAAACATTTCCAGCAACACCGGCCAAAGCGGTTGCTAATGGTTGTCTAACTGAACTTAAAATTGTTGAGGCTGGCATTATTGCGCAATTCCCTCAGTATCTACATATGGCCCTAAAATTCCAATTACTCTTGAATATAAACTACGACCCATGCGATATGGAGTTGAAGTAAAATCTACTCCTTCGATTTGTCCGCCTGCTGCGACTCTTGATTGAAAGACTTCGACTGATATTGCAAAGACAGCTGATCGAACAGATTGGTTTCCAACATAAGTTGATGCTGATGATAAAGTCGCGCTTCCACTTGGAATAACATTTGCT